GGGCAAAGGAAAACCTTGATGGTGTGCAGTCAGACTATCGTGTCGTGTATGAAGACAAGGTAGACGAGTGCGCCAAGATACTGGTGCCAGACCCCAACTGGATGGCCTGTGCGCTACAGGGCGGTATTCTGCCGCCGGTAGAAGTGTACTGGGAGTTGGCAAAAGACGAGGCTGAAGAGGGCTTTACGAAGCACACTCGCGGCTACCTATTGCACAACACCAAGCCTGTCGATGCGATGACAGAAGAACAGGCGATTGAGTACCTGATTATGAAAGACGTACCGCAATCCGTATGGAGGGCGTGGAACGAGGGCAACAAACCAAAGATGGTTATCTGTCGCAAAGAACAGCTTCCCGGCACACGAGAGTGGCGCAATGCTTGGAAGATAAGTGAAGACCTCGCCACTGATGAAACTGTAGCCGCATAAGGAGCAACCTGATGGCAACAACATATATCGTAGACAAGGACGGTAACTCGATTGATGCGTCAACCGCTACCGTTCCATCTGACCGTCACTTTCGTGGTGCATGGTCATTGAGTGGCAGCGTTATCTCTGAGGACATGACAGCAGCAAAAGTAATCTTCAAGGACAAGATTCGTGAGGTACGCGCGCTGTTGCTTGAGGCAGAGGACGTAGTGTACATGAAGGCACTTGAGGCTGACGATGCCGACGCAAAGGCAGCATCCGTGACCAAGAAGAAGGCACTGCGTGATGCACCTGCGGCTTCAGCCATCACTAACGCAGACACAATCGCTAAACTCAAGGCAGCTTGGGATACGTCTGTGCTTGGCGATAGCCCTTACGCATAAGGATACGTAGATATGGCGTTAACAAAAGTTACGGTACCCGGTACTGTTTTGCAGGTTAAAACTGCCGTAGATACTTCGCTTAGAACATCTACTAGTCAAACATTTGAAGTGGCAAGTAACACAGCGCAAGTTTCTATAACGCCATTCTCATCAACTTCTAAGTTTCTTATAACCTGCAATGGGGTAATCAGCACTGACGATGGAAACGACGGTTGGTACGCAACTATTTTTAGAGACAGCACTAACTTAGGCAATAGTTCAACCGGCCTAGCGCACGGCAATTCTGTTCCAAACGTTTCGGCGAACTTTTTTCCGTTTTCAATGACTGTTTTAGATAGCCCTGCGACTGCGTCAGCAATTACGTATGGGCTTCAGTTTAGAAATTATAATTCTGATAGCGACAGTTCTCTTACTACGAGATTGGGACGACATTTAGAAGGCACCTCTAATCCCATACCCACACACATAGTTGTCATGGAGATTGATGGATAATGCCATACATAGGTAAATCCCCACAGAACGGTGTTCGTAACCGCTACCAGTATCAGGCCACTGCCGGTCAGACATCATTCAGCGGCAGTGATGCAAGCAGTGGTGTCTTGAACTACTCAGACAGCCTGTACATGGATGTGTACCAGAACGGTGTGCTTCTCGTACCCGGCACTGACTACACGGCTACAACAGGCACGACGGTTGTACTTGTAACAGCGGCCAGCCTGAATGATATAGTCGAGATGGTTGTGTACGATGTGTTTTCTGTGAACAACAGCTACAGCAAAACAGAGGCCGACACACGCTACCCATTCAAGGGCAACAACAGCATTATTCGCTTGAATGGTCAGACGATCAGCGCAGACATTACAATTGACAGCGACGAGAACGGTGTGTCGGCAGGGCCGATTACGCAGAGTGCCACCGTCACTGTTAATGGATATTGGAGCATCGTATGACCAGCGTATTGAATGTAGACACGATTGCCGATAAGGCGGGTACGGGGCCGGTTGCACTGACGAAGCAACACGCTGCAAAAGCGTGGGGTCACTTTGAAGGAAGCGATGCAACATTAGACGATAGTTTCAATACTTCTAGTTTGACTGATAATGGCACGGGGGATTTTTCTGCAAACTTTACTAATAGCATGGACAGTGCAAATTATGCCTATGCGGGTGCGGCGGATGTAACCGCTGCCTCTGCGGCCAACGGCGGCTGTTTCCCGCATGACCCTGCTGCCTCAAACTTAGACATTGAAACGGCATCAGGTGGCAACTTGGCTGACAGAAATAACACTGTCTATATCGTACACGGAGACCTCGCATAATGGCAAGCATACTCAAAGTCGATACAATCACAGGGGTAGCCACGGCTGGGTCTATTGCGATTACCGGCGAGGGCAACTCGACCACAACGAATTTGCAGCAGGGGCTGGCGAAGGCGTGGATTAATAAACCGGCAGATGGTGCCAGCATAAATGATAGTTTTAATATCAGTTCGTTGGACGATGACGGAACAGGTGATTTTGGTGTTCACTATGCCAACGATTTTTCTTCAATAAATTATTGTTGGTCATCTGGGAATGATGATTCTACTTCTAGTACGGCTATACTTGGTACAGACAGCACTAACGGGGGATATGCAACAGGTTCAACTGAGTTTGAAACCTTCTTTGTAAACAGCACTAACAATAGAACAAATCACGATTTATACAATTTTATTTCAGTAGTCGGAGACCTCGCATAATGGCTAGTGAACTTAGAGTAAACACCCTGAAGGATGCCAGCGGGAACAACAGCATTGCCACCAGCTTTGTTGCAAGGGGACCGTTAAAAGGGTGGGTAAACTTTAACGGTACGGGAACAATCGCCGCTAGAGACTCCCTTAACTTGAGCAGTCTTACAGACAACGGCAGTGGGGAATACACCATTTCATACAGTAGTGCGTTTAGTGCTGCTGACTACGCTTTTACAGGATGTTCAGGGGTAACTAGCGGGGGCAGCAGAACCACTGGGGGTATAACATTTGATGATTTTTCTGCCACAGTAACTACAACATCACATCGGATTCTTTCTCGTAGGAAAGACAATGCTAGTAATGTGGACTGTGCAAATCAACATTGTCACACATCGGGAGACCTCGCATGAGTAAGGCAGCAGAACTTGCCGCACTGATTGGTTCGCAGACGGCGTTGTCAGACAGAAATATGATAATCAACGGTGCTATGCAGGTGGCGCAGCGGTCAACCTCAGAGACTGGACTTGGGTCTGCCTCTGATTATTTCACACTTGATAGATTTATCATGTCGATAAACTCAACGTCTGCTGGCAGATATACAATGTCGCAGTCTGATGTGAATGATTTAGAGGGTTTTTCTAACGCCTTAAAAATACAATGCACAACAGCAGACACTTCAATAGCCGCAGGGGAGGTTCTCATTTTGTCTCAAAGAGTTGAGGGACAAAATATACAAATTTTGAAGTCTAACAGCACAAGTTCAAGAGCGTTTACTATTTCGTTTTATGCAAAGTCAAACGAAAGCAGGGCCATATCTTTAGAGGCAAGGTTTTCAAACGGCACTAATCGCCAAGCTGCGACTGTTCATACAATAGGAACAAGTTGGGCAAGATACACTATGACTGTGGCAGCGGCTTCTTCTATACAGATAGACAATGACAACTCCAATGAGATGCAGATAAATTTTTTCTTACACGCAGGGAGCAATTACACTAGCGGCACAATTCAAGGGTCTACTTTAGGTGCTGCTGACAACACAAAACGAGCAGCGGGTATAGGTAGTATCTTTGCATCAACAAGTAATTTTATTGAAATAACTGGACTGCAGATGGAACTTGGCGAACAGGCCACGCCGTTCGAGCATCGGTCGTTTGCGGATGAGTTGGCTAGATGTCAGAGGTATTATTATGAGACTGGAGGAACAGGGTCAAACGATTTTGCTCAAAAAGGCTATCAGGCGGCTAGTCAATTTGCATCGAACACTTTGCCTCATCCAACCACAATGAGGTCTGCCCCTACGTTAACAAAAAGCGGGACATTTAGTGTTACTAACATTGGTCAGCCTGCTGCTGTTGCGGCATCAGTCACAAATTTTGTTTGGCAAGCACAGAAAGATGGTAGCACAGGTGTGTGGGGTCTTTTTTCCAACAGTAGTGGCAAATTTACTTTGGATGCGGAGTTGTAGTTATGGATGAATTTACAATTTCATCAGCGCAGTATTTAGAAAACAACTGTTCAATAATAGCTACTATTGATGGAGTTGAGATGGTTGTGCCTCTTGACCCGAACAACCGCCACTATGCCGAAATTCAGCGTCAGGTCGCAGCCGGTGACTTGACCATACAAGATGCGGATTGATGAATGCCGCTAAGTAAACTCCAGTTCAAGCCCGGTATCAACAGAGAGGGCACTAACTACTCTAACGAAGGCGGCTGGTTTGATGGAGACAAAATCCGGTTCCGTAACGGGTATGTCGAGCGCATAGGCGGTTGGCAAAGGGTTTCTAACAATCAGTTTACAGGCACCGCCCGCAAGACTTTCGACTTCGTCACCCTATCTTCTCAAAACCTACTGTTTGTGGGCACGGAGAAGAAAGCGTTTTTAGAGAACGCAGGTGTGTTTAGTGACATCACCCCAATACGCTCAACAGTGAGTTTAGGCACCAACCCTGTAAACACGTCTGGTGGGGCCGGAAGCGGCGTGGTCACCGTTACCACTCAAGCCGCACACGGTGCAACCACGGGCGACTTTGTTACTCTAGCTAACCTGACTGCAACAGACGGTATTACTACTGCTCAACTTAATAAAGAACAAACTATAGTATCCGTCCCTAGCACTACCACCTTTACAATAGATACTGGCGGAAGTGCTTCGTCAGGAAGCACAGCGGGCGGCGGCTCTTCTGGAACAGCGGCTTTTCAAATTAACATAGGTATCAATACCACTATTCTTGGATCAGGCTGGAGCGCGGGTACATGGGGTCGTTTTGAATGGGGCTCTGCATCTGGTGCCCTGTCCGGTATTACTTTACGTTTATGGAACGCAGATAACTTTGGCGAAGACCTGATTTTTAATGTAATGAACGGGTCCATTTACTATTGGGACGCGACCAACGGCACAAGCACCCGGGCGGTAGAACTGTCTTCTTTGACGGGTGCAAGTGACACGCCCACCATTGCTCGTAAAGTTCTAGTATCTGACGTTGACCGTCATGTAATTGCCTTTGGCGCAAACATCCTTGGAACCAGCACACAAGACCCTTTGCTTATACGTTTTGGCAGTCAGGAGTCTTTAACAGATTTCACACCCACCGCCACAAACTCTGCAGGTGATCTCAGACTGTCAAAAGGCAGCGAAATCATTACTGCTGTGCAAACAAGCAGGCAGATACTGGTATACACGGACCAATCTCTGTACTCCATGCAGTTTATTGGTGCACCGTTTACGTTTGGCGTGTCCCTGTTGGGTGACAATATCCGCATAGCCGGGCCAAATACTGCGATTGCAGTGAACGACGTTGTGTTCTGGATGGGGCAAGAAAACTTCTATCTCTATGACGGTCGTATTCAAGCCATACCCTGTAGTGTTCGGGACTACGTCTTCAATGACATGAACAACCAACAATCGTTTAAGTTTCATGCTGGTTCTATCGGCAGCCAAACTGAGATCTGGTGGTTCTATTGCTCGTCTGGCTCGTCGGAGATTGACCGATATGTGATCTATAATTACGGGCAGCAGGTCTGGTATTATGGCAATCTGGTTCGCACCACATGGAATGACCGGGCGTCCGGACTGCGTAGTTTCCCTCAAGCCACGACAACAGACGGATACTTGTTGAACCATGAGGACGGTTTAGACGACAGGAGCGGGGTTAGCGCCGTTGCAATAAATGCCTTTGTTGAGTCCTCTGATTTTGACATTGGCGACGGGCAACAGTTCATGTTGGTAAACCGTATTTTACCAGACCTTACCTTTACTGGATCCACGGCAGCTAACCCGGCGGCTTTGTTCACCGTCAAAAGCCGTGACTTTGGCGGGGATGCGTTTACGGAGTCGCCCGCAGGCTCTGCCACGAGGACGGCTACCTCTCCTGTTGAGCAATATACGGACAAGATTGACTTACGCGCCCGTGGTCGGCAGATGGCAATCCGTGTAGAGAACACGGCAACCGGTGTAAAATGGCGGTTGGGAGCACCTAGACTGGACGCGAGGCCGGATGGTAGGCGATGACAAAAAAGGTTTTACGCCCCATCTTACCGATTGCACCCGCTCAGTACGATCAGGTGTTTGCAAACCAGCTTGCACGAAGTTTGGAGCAGCTAATCGAAGAGGTGCGGTCCGCGAACATAAATTTTCAGGGAATCCCCAGCAGTGGGGCCGCTAATGTATTGGAACCGGGCGATTTTTTTATAGGAGACGCTGGGTTCTTGAAGGTGATACAGCAGAACGAAATACACTCGGGCAGCGTAGCGGGGACCACGGCCCTCGGAACAGTCACGGTGGCAGTGTCGTAGTATGGACGTAACTTTAAAAAGCAGGTAGACTCCAACAAATATTGGAAGAGACGGGCACATGGCAAAAACAGCACATTTAGAGGAATTTGTCTTCCCAGAGGGCGGTATCGGCGACTTCTACATGGAGGACGACGAGATTGAGGCCCTCGGTCGGCTTGAAGCCGAAGAAGAGTTTGGCTCCTCGGGCATTGCAAACTTCTCTGAAATAGCTGAACGCATGGCATCCTACGGTCGGCATGGCGATGACACCGTCGCGCACGTCGAGACCGGCGAACTAATTATTCCAAAAGCCCTGATTGAGGATAACCCAAAGCTACGCGACTCTATCTTTGAGCATCTGGAAGAGCTAGGTGTTGAAGACCCAGAGCGGTATGTGGTGGGTTCTGGCGCTAACTCTATTAACCCCGAGACAGGGCTGCCTGAGTTTTTCTTTAAAAGGCTTAGACGTGCTTTAAAGAAAACGGTCAAAAAGGTATCTCGGGCGGTCAAGAAGGTTGCTAAGAAGGTTGTAAAAGTCGTCAAAAAAGCGGCTCCTGTCATTATACCTCTTGTTTTGAACGCAGCATTTCCCGGTTTGGGCGCGATTTACTCTGGCGCGGTTGGCGCGGGTATCGGCACGTTGGTCCAAGGGGGCAGTTTAGAGGATGCTTTCAAAGCTGCTTTGGTGGGTGGCGCTATTGGTGGTGCCACTGCGGGCATATCTGGGGGCGTGGCCGCACAAAAAGCAGGCGGAAGCTTTACTCAAGGCGCAGTTTCTGGAATCAAAAATGCGGCTCAACTGTCTAACTTGACTACAGCCGGTCAGCAGCTTGCTTCGGGTCAATTCGGCCAAGCGGGGCTGGACAAAGTCTTAGCAGATCAAGCGGTTTCAGGCCCTGTGACCGTTTCCGAGACGCTGGCTGAAGCCCGTAAAATACCGGGAACAGACATTATAGACCAAGGGCAGTCTGTTGATTTAATGGCGGCGCAACAAGGTGGTCTCCCGGGCCCTGAAGCGGGGCTCCAACAGGCTAGCTTGAGCACTACTCCTACGGTTGATGCAAGTCCTCTTCAGATAGGTGGAGGCGATCCTGTAGCTTTGGGCGGGGTAGATCCTGCCGCAGGAACTTACAATCAGCTAGCCGTAAGCTCCCCCGCAGGTGGTGTAGCCCCGTATGAGTCAAAAAGCTTTTTTGAGAATATTGCACAGGGAGAATATGGGGAAGCTTTCTTACCTTCTGGTCCTACCCCAGAGCAAGTGAACTT